ACGGTTTTATGGGCAGAGCATTGTATGAGGAATTTGATGTTTGTCCGGCTTGTGGAAACGATGATTTTGAAGAAGTGGAGGAAAACAAAGATGACGAAAGTGAATAATCTGGATTCAGAACACGAAAGATATGTTGTTGCAAAATTAGTTGACGGCGAGTTATGGTACTGGGGAAGTTGGGACGATGAAAAAGCCGCTAAAAGAGTAGCACGGCAGTTTGATAATGGGGTTGTGATAGATATGGGAGGTGAATAGAATGCTAGAGATCCCGGAAGATGTTGAGAGTATGATTGAAGGCTTTTGTTGTGAATGCACGGCGGTACCAGACGGGATATGTCCGGGGAAAAGTTGCGATTTTACCGACAAAATGCGGAGAATGCCGTGGGAGAAAGTACGTGCAGCATATGAACGGCATGGTGGAGACATTGTAAAAGTGTGTAGATATGTAAGACAATACAAAGGGGGAATTGAATTATGACAAACGAAGAAGCTGCAAGAATTATAAAAGGCATTGATACAGTACAAGGTGATTTACCAGAAGATGGAGATCTGGTCGAGATTGCGATGAAAATGGCAATCCGGGCGTTAAAACAGCAATCTGATATGGCGGATGTTCTTGATATTTCGCAGACTAATTGCAGTAAATGGAGATCCAGAGCGGTAAAACTTGCTGGTGTTCTTGGAGTGAAGGAATGTGATATTGACGCATTTTTACTCAATCAGGCGTTGAATAAAGCCATAGAAGCAGGACGAAGAGCAATAGAACCGTCCAATAATACAGAAAACGCTTGCATAAGCAGAGAACGGGTTATTGAGGGTGATGTGATCAGCCGACAGGCAGCGATTGATGTATTGCATGGATATTTTGACGGGATGTTGGATACAGACACAGTTTGTCCGAAAGATATATATGGATTGTTTGAGTGCATTCCATCTGCACAGCCAAAAATTGGGCATTGGATTCGCAAGAAAAACGCATTGGGTGAAGATATAACGGTGTGTTCAGAATGTGCAAAGCAGATGAGGCAAGGTGAAATTAAATACTGTGGTGCTTGCGGAGCAAAAATGGATTCGCACATAGATGATATGGAGGATGATTTGAAGTGAGCAAAGAACAAGCAGTGTCACAGCTTTCAAATTTAGGTTTTAACGCCACTTTAGAAAGCGGAGTGATAATGATTACGGTTGCAGATGAAAAGACCGCTAAAAAGGCAAATAAAGCGGTTAAAGAGATAGGATATGATGCGTCATGGGGATGGAGGATTAGCAGTGTGTGAGTATTGCGAAAACGCTAAAACATTATACCAAAAATGTAGATACGGCGATTTATACCTAAATACTTTTGGAAATGCAAGAACATTGGAAGTTAAATTGAAAGGTTGTCCACCGTTTGCTGATTGTTGCATGAAAGATATTCCTATAAGTGTTGTGTATTTAATTAAGTATTGCCCGGAATGCGGCAGAAAATTAGAAAGCGAGGAAACAGAATGAGCGTATTATCAGATGCAAGTGCAGAATTACAAGAGATTGCCAACAAATATGGATATGATACACAATCAAGACAGCTTATTGAAGAAATGGCAGAACTGACGCAAGCTATAAATAAGTTTTGGCGAAAACAGTTAGATTGTGGTGAGAAAACCATTATGGATATACCAGTCGGAACACCAGAAGAAAATAATATAGCAGAAGAAATCGCTGATGTTGAAATATGCCTTGAACAAATGAAATATCTGCTACAATGCGATATGTTAGTTGATAAGTATATCAACAATAAAATCGACAGGCAATTAAAGAGGATTAAAGAAAGCGAGGATAAGTAAATGAAAACAACAAAGAAAGTAGTATATTTTGGTATTGGAATTGCATTGTATGCAGTTTTAGGTATGTCTGTAAATATTCCACTTATAGGACATATACAGACAGATTTAGGTTACATTGCGTATGGAGTATTTTTGTATTTGTTTGGTGTTCCTGCATTTATTACTGGTACAATCGGTTGCATTATTGAAAGCATGATTGTAAGTGGTTGGTTTCCTACTGGTTGGATGATTGGTCAAATTGTAATAGGTCTTATCTGTGGATTTATATATAAGAAAACCAATAACAAACTTTTCCATGTGTTAGCAACAATTATAGCGGTGTTTATTGGAGTGGGACTTATCAAAACAGTTATTGAGTGTTATCTATACACAATACCTTTTCCAATTAAGTTTGTAAGGAATTTTATTGCTTTTCTATCTGATGTAGTACCTATGATTGTAGGATTATTTATCGGATATGGACTTAAAAAGAGGAATATAGCAAATTAGAAAGCGAGGATTGAAATGCCAAGACCAACAGACAATCCGAAGTATTCAACATTGCAAGTGCGAATAGCGGACAGTACAATGGAAACGATCAAAGAGAATGCAGACAAGCAAGATATGAATGTTTCGGAATATACAAGACAGTTACTGGATAAGTCGCTGAATGAAGAAAATAAAGATTGAAAGTGAGGTTTACAATGAATTACTTGGAATTTCTTAAAACGAAAATAGAACTTGCGATTGAAAGCGGTTTTATTGTTGACAGAAATGAATTGAATCATAATTTGAAAGACCACCAAAGAGATATGGTTGAATGGGCTTTAAGAGGTGGTAGGAGAGCGTTATTTGCTCAGTACGGACTTGGAAAAACGGTTTGTCAAATAGAGTTTTGCTATCAAGTAATAAAGAAATTTGGCGGTAAAGGTCTGATTGTATGTCCTTTAGGAGTAAAACAGGAATTTACAAAAGATGCCGAAAGAATTTTAGGGTATGTTGCACCGGAATATGTGCGGAGTATGGAAGAAATAAAGAACGCAAAAACCGATATTATGATAGCTAACTATGAAAGAGTGCGTGATGGTGATATTGACCCGGATTATTTTACTGTTGTAACACTTGACGAAGCTTCTATACTGCGTTCTTTTGGTAGTAAAACTAATATCGAGTTTAGAGAGAAATTTCGAAAAGTAAAATATAAAATGGTTGCTACGGCTACGCCAAGTCCGAACGAATTCCCGGAACTCTTGGAATATGCAGATTATCTTGGAGTAATGGATTTGCGACAATCAAAAACAAGGTTCTTTAGAGTAGACCACAGCAAAGTGGGTAAAATGGAACTTTATCCGAACATGGTGGAAGAGTTTTGGATGTGGGTATCTTCTTGGGCGTTATTTATTCAAAAACCGTCTGATTTGAATACAGATTATTCAGATGAAGGTTACGATTTACCACCTTTTGAAATCAGATGGCATGAAGTACCGATTGAATACGGAAAAGAAGTTGACCGTGACGGACAGTTTATGTTATTCCCAGATGCGGCGGCAGGATTAGCAGATGCGGCTAGAGTTAAAAGAGATAGTATTCTTGATAGAGTGAATGTCGCAAAGCAGATTATTGACGAAAATCCAGAAGATCATTTTATTTTATGGCACTCATTGGAAAATGAAAGGGCTGTTATAAAGAGAGTTATTCCAGAATCGGTTGAAATTTATGGTTCTTTGGATATTGAAAAGAGAGAACAGAGGACAATAGACTTTTCAGATGGTAAATTTAGATTGCTTGCTACAAAAGAAAGTATATCTGGGAGTGGTTGTAATTTTCAAAGATATTGTCACAGAGAAATCTTTATTGGAATAGATTACAAAGCAAATGATTTTATGCAAGCTATCCATAGAGTATATCGGTTTTTGCAAAATGAGAAAGTAATAATTGATATTATCTATATGGAGAACGAAAGAGAAATCAAAGATGTGCTGATGAAGAAATGGAAAAATCATAATGAAATGGTGCAGAAAATGACAGATATTGTACGTCAATATGGTCTTAATGATACAAAGCGTTTCAAAAATCTTGAAAGGAGAATGGGAGTAGAAGTGATTAAGGTAGAGGGAAAGCATTACATGGCAGTAAATGATGATACCGTAAATTTTACAAAAACAATGCCAGATAATAGTGTGGATTTGATACATACGTCAATTCCCTTTGGTACTCTTTATGAGTATAGTCAAAATTACTGCGATTTTGGACACAACAAAGATACAGATAGTTTCTTTACACAAATGGATTATTTGACGCCGGAATTGTATCGTGTTTTGAAACCAGGAAGAATAGCGGCTATCCATGTAAAAGACAGAGTATTGTCAAGTTATCAGACTAAATACGGATTGCAAGCATTTCAGCCTTTTCATGCAGAAGCGTTATTGCATTATATCAAACATGGATTTATCTGTATTGGAATGATAACAGTTGTTACAGATGTTGTTGCGGAAAATAATCAATCATATAGACTTGGTTGGTCGGAACAATGCAAAGATGGAAGTAAAATGGGTGTTGGCGCACCAGAATATATTTTGCTTTTAAGAAAACTTCCTACAGACAAAAGTAATTCATATGCAGACACGCCAGTAACAAAGACTAAAGATGAATATACAAGAGGACAGTGGCAAGTGGATGCTCATGCTTATTGGCGGTCAAGTGGTGATAGATTGATGGCACTTGAAGAAATAAAAAATGCTAATCCAAATTCAATTCAGAGAATGTACAATAAGTTTTCAAAGGAAAATGTATATGATTACAAAGAACATATCAAGCTTTGTGAGGAATTGGATAGGCAAGGAAAGTTATCAAGTAGTTATATGATGATGGGTGTAGGAAGTTGGAACGATAACGATGTATGGGATGATATAAGCCGGACTAAAACATTGAATTTGCAGCAGAAAAACCAAAGAAAACAAGTCCATCTTTGTCCATTGCAAATAGATATTGTAGAAAGAATTATCAATCGTTACAGTAACGAGGGAGAAGTTGTGTACGATCCTTTCATGGGAATATCTACAGTACCTTATACGGCGGTAAAAATGGGACGTACTGGTTGGGGCTGCGAATTGAATACTGAATACTTTGCCGATGCAGTTGATTATTTACAAGATGCTGAAAATGAAATTGAAAGCCCTACATTGTTTGATTTTATTGATAACGGCAACTAACCAAACCAAAACCGCACAATTCAATATCTTTTGGGTTGTGCGGTTATAAAGGAGAAATCGAATGTCAAAAGTATACATGATCGTGACGAATGATGAATATGAAACTCCTGTGAAATGTGACATAATCGGTGCTAAAGATGTAGCTGATTACATGGGAATATCATTGTCGTATCTGCGGCAAATGTTATGTGGTGCGAAACCGTGGGCAAAAAAATACAAAGTTATCGTAATTGATCAAGCAAAATTGCACGAAAAGAATAGAATGTATTATAACAAAAGATATTATATGACACATGACAGGACGGAATACTATAAACAGTATTATAAAAATAATAAAGAACGAATAAATAAGCGAATGCTGGAATACAACAAGAAAAAGAAAATGATGAACGATTGACAATGTACTATAAAAATGGTACTATAATATAAAGGTGGTGCAATTATGGACTTAAAGAAACTTTACAACGAAAACAAAGACTTCCGAGAATATGTTGACAAATATTCTGCACATTATGAAATGGGAAAATCAATACCGATTGAAGAAGCATTGACACACTTGATTGTGAAAAATGTCGCAGATGAATATGTCAACGGCGCAAAACAATCAAAGAAAGATACTAGCGGCGTATCGTCTGAAAACGGTATGGTCGCAATGTCTTAAATAAAGTGGTTGCATGGTCAAGCGGATAAGACATCGCCCTTTCACGGCGGTAATGTGGGTTCAACTCCCACTGCAACTATTAAGTGGTTGGTTTACATTTTGGGTTGAAACCGTATATAAATAGTGTAAACATAATGCAACCACTTTTAGGGGTATCGCCAAATGGTAAGGCAACGGATTTTGGTTCCGTTATGTGCAAGTTCGAATCTTGCTACCCTTGTGCGGTTGTGTGTAGCGCAACATATAACCGATAAAAACACTTCATGAGGCTCTTCGGAGAATAAATACCACAACACGGATATGCAACTAACAAAAAGGCAAGTGGTATGCCTAAGTTGTATTTGAAGTGGCGAGTTTGAGGGAGTGTTCTCGCAATCCACTATTGGCTATTTTCTTCGGATTTTAGACAGGTGGAAAAGCCTAGTAGAAGGCAAAAATCAACCGGGTGCGGAAGGCGGTTGTTTCACCAACGGTTTGTATGAGCAGACTCCGCAAATTTTGTTGGATAAATAAAAATCATTACAAGATTTTCCCTTTACCCACAATCGAGCATAGACGAAATATGTATGCAGAGTGGTTCACTAAAGAACAAGTCGGAAGTATCAGACTACTGGCGAAACTGCACAGCCTTTGCAGACATAAAATGGACATTGCGTATGTAGCTCAATGGTAGAGCAATCCACAAGTTGGAGTTGTCTGTGGTTCGATTCCACACATACGCAAGTGGCTAGGTCGCTCCTAGATAATAGGGCGTGAGCAGATAAACCCCTACGAAAATAAAAAATGCGAATATTGGTTGGCTAACAGTAGAGGATGGATAGCAATGTAATGAAGTGCCCAGATGATACTTTCCAATATCCGAAACTGCCCAAAAGGAGATAATATGGCAAAAGTAACCATTAACTATGATAATAAAAACACTAATCCACAAGTAACAATAGACGGAAATAAGCTGCCATTTGTGAAAACTGTGAAATTTGATGTATCTACAGAAACAATACCTACATTTACTATTGAAACAATTGGTATTCCAGATATTGATATGCAAGGTAGATGCGATTTTAGGTTTAGTGTTGATACAATTCAACAGGCTTGTAAGGTGCTTTGCGAAACATTGCAAAAAGATGAAATGTTCCACAATGTTTTATTGGACAATATCGAAGATGTATTGCGAAATAGCACAGTTGTATGGGAAGAATGGGAATATAGAGAGATTGCGAATAAGATTTTGGATAGGATAATAGGAAAGTAGGTGTTTATTATCGCATCGAAAGAATTATTGAGTGCTATCGAGAATTACGAACAGTATATAGCAAGAAAAGGAATAGATGAACAAGCCGTTGACGCATATTTAGAAGCGTGTAAAACGGCTTTTTTGGCTGAAAAGGATATTCAGTATGGCTTAATCATTTCAGAGCGTTGTAAGGGGCTTATACACGATCTAATACGCATTGGAACAGAGGGTGGTGACTTTAAGTTTCTTGAAGAATGGTCGCAGAAGAATAAGCAAGAAGTCAAGCTGATAAATCAATTTTACGAAATATGCAAATTAGAAAGTCCTTATAAGTTTGAAAGCTACTTGTATTATATGGAACGTGATAGGCAATATGAAAAACGGTTTTATATGCCTAGAAGAAAAACACTTCATATAGTGGCACAAGATATGCAAGACCTTGAAGATGATATATTAGATACATACGGATTGTCTATGCCCTCCCGTGTAGGTAAGAGTACGATATGTATTTTCTTTCTTTCATGGGTTGGATTGAGAAAACCAATGTCACATAATGCTATGGGTGGACATTCTGGACAATTAGTGAAAAGATTCTTTAGAGGATTGGATAACGTAATTGATACACCGGAATATAGATATAACGAATTGTTTTCGTATGCTAACCCAACAATGAAAAAGGTTGTAGAAAGAAAATCAAGTGATCCGGCTGAATTGACTATAAATCTAGGTAAAGCTGATGAATTTGCAACATTTACTTGTCGTTCTGCTGATGCAACATGGACAGGTGCGATTGACGTTTCGGAAGATGGGTATTTATATGTAGATGACCTTGTGAGAGATAGGGAGCATTCTTTATCTGCTTCACGAATGGAAAATACATATCAAGAGTATCAAAATAAAATGCTTGACCGTATGAATGACGGAGCAAAAAAAATACTTGTTGGTACTCTGTGGAGCGTGCTTGATCCACTCATTAGAGAGGAACATGAAAACATAGGAAATTTAAGGGCGAGATTTAGGAAAATTCCTGCGTTAAACGAAAATGACGAAAGTAATTTTCAATATGAATATAAAGGCTTTTCTTCACAATACTATATCAATATGCGTCAACGATTGGATAAAGCAGAGTGGATGGCAAAATTCCAACAATCACCATTTGTTAGAGAGGGATTGACTTTTCCCACTGAACAATTAAGAAGATTCGATGGAAATGTGCCAAAAGATAAATGCAGAACATGGGCGGCATTAGACCCGGCTTTTGGTCGTGGAGATTCACTTTCAATGCCTATATGTAAAGATTTTGGAGAAACGAATAAATTTATCGTTGACTGGGTACATGATAAGCGTACAATAGCTTTTACTATTCCACTTGTTGCAGACAAAATACAAGAACACATGATAACAGAATTAAAGATAGAAAAAAATCGTGGCGGAGATTTGTTTGCTGAAAAACTGCAAGAGGAATTAGATGCAAGAGGAATAAGACATTGCCATATCACACTTGAAAACGCACCTGTGAAAATGTCAAAAGAAGATAAAATAAGCGGATATTCTGATTTTGTTAAACGATATTTTTTGTTTTTGACATTAAAAAAATGGACGGAAGATGATAATTATGAATATCACGCAAGCGATCAATACAGAAAAGCTATTGATGAAATGACTATGTTTTCGGCAGAAGGTAAAAATATAAATGATGATGCTGCCGATTCTATAACGCAATTAGCTATGATGTTTGAAAATAAAACAAATACAAGAGCAAAAATAATCGCCAGTCCTATTTAATAGGATTGGCGAAAAACATTTTTAATGCTTTATCAAATAATCTTGCGATGGGAATATCTGTTTCCTCTGACATTTTCTGTAATTTCCTATATAATTCCTCGTCAATAGATGTACTAATGGCTTTTCTATTTTTCAATCCACGATTTCTCATTGACATACCTCCTTTTTTAGTATAGTAACATATATAGAAAAATATTTCAAGTTATATTTGACAAAGAACATATGTTTTGATAAAATTGAAATATAAATAAATATAATTATAGAAAGGAAATACAACTATGATGAAAAATAAATATCTGAGAAAAGATTATAAAAGACTTTATGAGATTTATTACGGAATAAAGAAAAGATGCTACAACAAAAATTGTGCAAGATACAAAGATTACGGTGGTAGAGGTATTGTAATGTGTGAGGAATGGTTAAATGGCATAGATTACTTTATAGATTGGGCGTTATCTAATGGATACGAAGATGGACTTACTATTGATAGAATAAATAATGATGGGAATTATTCACCAGATAATTGCAGATGGGCAACTTATATGGAACAAGGGAACAACACAAGGAGAAATGTTTATGTTGAATATAACGGTGAGGTAAAATCATTGACAACATGGTGTAGGGAACTGAATTTAAATTATGATATGGTTCACGGTAGGATAAGAGATAGTGGATGGAGTGTTGAAAGAGCGTTTACGGAAAAATCTCTTTTAGACAATTCGCTTGCAAGTAAATGCAGAGAACATAACATTAAAGAGAAAATTGTAATAGATAGAATAAATAAACTTGGGTGGGATTTGGAAACTGCTCTTAATACACCAGTTATAAGAAATGGAATAATGCACAAAAACGTAATTATCGAATGTCCTGTTTGCAAGAAAGAATTTAGAAAAAAGAATGGGAAAAATTTGTATTGTTCTACAATTTGCAGGGATAAAGCTAAGTTAGAAAGAAGAAAATTGAGAAATCTTTAGGATTGGCTTTTTCCTTGACACAAAACAAATTGTAATGTAAAATTAGTACATAAAGGAGATTAAGATATGGATTCACGAACAAATGAAGATAAAATTGAATATTGTTGTAATTGTGCATTTTCTGTTTATAATACTTATATTAAAGGATTCCACTGCAAGAAAAGTAGAAATCTTGATATTTATAGTGGTACGCATGAGTGCCATATTAAAGGTGGTTTTGAATTTGATGAAAATATATTAGATGGTTCAACAGTTTTAAGCAAACCACCTTTAGGAGTAAAACCCTGTTACATACAAGCAGAACAACGGATTAAAGACCTTGCAGATGCTATTTCAAGGTATGCGAACCGTGGCGATTATGAAATAATTAAGCGGTGGGCGAATGAAATTTTGATGCAGTGTGATATTGCTGAAATGTAGAAAGATGAAGAGTAAATGTGAAAACTGCCGGTATTGTGCAAAACTATATGTTCCACCGACAATGGAATTTAATGATATTCCAAAAGACAAATATGTATGCACTATATTTTGGGATATGAAAGAAACAGACCATGTGCAATATTTAGGTGATAGCCAAGGAATGTGTGAAATGTTTACGGAGAAAAAGTAAAATGGGAGAATTACATAATAGAAGTCATTGTACAATATCTAAAACTGAATGGGATGCACTTGCAAGAGGTGCGGCAACAATGGTTTTGACAGAAGAAGAAACATATGATTATTTTGACCACAATGACGCATATCCATATGTATTCCCAAAAGATGCTTGTAAAATCTGCGGATGGAGTGAACCAACATTCAGAAAGTACGCAAGAAAGTATTTGATGCCGGAAATATATGGAGAATTACCTAGTGACTTCTTTGATGAGGAACACATAGGAGAAAGCAAAGCAGTAAACGCTAAAAAACTTCCTAGATTGAAAATCTGAATCAGAAAGTGAGTGGATGATATTTGCACGTCACAGAACACGCTAAAAAGCGATTAAAAGAACGCAATGGATTAAATAATAAGTCCATAGATAGAATGGCTGAAAAAGCCTTAAACGAAGGAATACGACATAATCAGACAAAAGGCAGACTAAACAAGTATCTGACAGCTTTATTTTTCAAGAATACAAATGCAAGTAATATCCGGCTGTACGGAGATAAAGCATATCTGTTTACGAAAGACGATAGATTGATAACCGTTTTGCAGATACCGCATTCATTGACTAAAGATATAAAAAAGATGATAAAGGAGAAATAAATATGAAGAAAATTATTGCTATTATGTTACTTTTAACTATGTGTTTGATGACTGCTTGCGAGTATGAAATGACAGATGAGCAAAAAACAGAACAAGTTGCGAGAGAATTAAAAGGAAATCAAGCAACTCCAACAGATATTGATTATTCACTTGAAAGATACAATCTAATTCGCAGAGCATATTGGGTAAATGGACAAAGAGAAAAAGCCAATACTTTGATTTGTGAAATAGAAAAACCTTTAGGATATATTGCGCTATTTACGGATAATGGAGCAGTAGTAGGAAGATTTATTGTTGATGGTAAAGTTAGCAGTCTTAATAGTTATTTAACACCAGATACAACGGAATATCTCAACAGTGATTCTGCAAAATGGTTGGCTGATGTAGATGGTTCATACGGGGAGAATGATAATGGAATTTTCTTTTTCACTCCGGACGGGAAGTATGTAGAATGGACTGGAACATATCTATATTCAGATATTCCTTTTGAAATCCAAGACCCGATTTTGAAAGTAGGTGAATAATATGGATAAAACATTAAGAGTTTTTGGTTTAGGGATTTGTGTTGTTTTTATATTTTGTTCTCTTTTCTATATCACACCACATGGAAGAAAAGTTATCAACAATTACTTTTTCACTGTTCAAAAGGTAGATGATAGCACAGACTATGAAACAATTAAAAAGGTAGAAGATAGTTGCCGTTCAATGATTGCATCTTATAACTCTGATAAATTGATATATGAGCAATACAAAAGTTCTGAAAGTAGTGAAAAAATAAGTTGGGCAGAACAAGCTAAAATCAGAGCAAATAAAACAGCCATAACTTACAACGAATATATTTTGAAGAATAGTTTTGTATGGAAAGATAATATACCTAGCGACATTTATCAAAAATTAGAAGTCATTGAATAAGGAGATATTACATGACCGCAAAATCATACCTTGAACAACTTTCAAAACTGGATAAGAAAATTCAAGACACATTGTATGAGATTTACCGTTTAAGGACTATTGCAAGTAGTACGGCAACATATAATCTAAATGGTGATCGTGTGCAGACTTCTTTTAATTCTGACAAAATAGGCGATATTGTTGCTAGAATTGTTGAATTAGAAGAAGAAGCTGACAGATTGACTGACAAATTTGCAGACCTTAAAACCGATATTTACATGAAGTTAAATTTGCTTGAAAGATACAGGCATAAAGAGATATTGCGGAAAAAGTACATAGAAAACAAAAGCATTTACACGATTGCTTATGAATTAGGAATGAGTGACCGGGGATGCAAGAAAGCGCATAAGAGAGCGTTGGAAGAATTTGAAAAATTTATTTGATTATGCTTGACAGTTCACTATTACAAGTGTTATTATTGTATTGTGAATAAATAGGTATGTTTCTCCTTTGTAAATTTGGTGGTGAAAAAGGCATTGTCGATATGGCAGTGTCTTTTTCGTTTGGTGAAAAGATATGCACGCAGGCAGACAGATTATATGGACAGATGTTGAATCTGTGACAACTGAAAATGTAATAGAGATTTTGCAAAATGCAGAAGCCACATTTCTTTCTAATGTGTTCGATTGCAACGCATTACTTGCTATTGATGCCGGAATTATGCCTATTTCAAGAGAAAAGAAAGTAAGACCAGATATTGACATACAGACGGTAGACCCTATAGCACATGAAATTGTCGAGTTTAAGGAAGGCTACCACTGGTCAAATACAATAAATTTTGTGCAAAGAGGAATTGTTGATAGTGGTAAACAAAAGAATGAAGTGGATGCAATAGCATTACTTAATGAGTGTTACGCCGCTGAAAACATTGGAAGAAAGCAAAAGAAACTAGGTCATTTTGTAGAGATTTGCGGTATTGGATATACTTTTGTTGATATAAAATCCGAATGGACAGATGGAGATAGTTATTTCCAGTACGAAACACTCGATCCTAGATATGCCTTTGTTGTTCGCTCTTCTCGATATTCCGACCATAGAATTATGTTAGGTGTGACATTCAGAGAGGATAGCAACGGAAATAGATATTACACTGCTTTTTCAAAAGATAGACGTTTTGAGATTACAAACGGAAAAGTTACAAACGGCAGTGAAGAAAATACATGGTTTGCAAGAAAGAAAAACGGCGAGAAAAATCCTTTGGGTATGATTCCAATTATTGAATGGGAACGTGCAGATGACAGGATGGGAGTTTTTGAAAGAGAAATCCCGGAAATAAACCGTTTGAATTTGATGCTATCTGACATTGGGAACGACATAGACCAAGAAACACAGATGATTTGGCACACAAACGATGTTGAATTTCCTACTGAAATCGTAAAAGACAAAGATGGAAATGATGTTGAAGTAACCAAAAAGCCAGAATCTAATGATTGGGTGCAAACGTATACTTCAAAAGATGGAAAGACGCCGTTTATTAAGCCTTTGTCAACAAATTATAACTACGATGGTCTTTTGAAAAACTATACTTCTGCAAGATTGTTAGTTTTGCAAAGAACATATACACCACAAAGAAACGATAATTCCGGCGGTTCTACTGGTGTTGCAATGGCAGACGCAAGCGGATGGAGTGCGGCTGAACAGGTAGCAAATTCACAACAGCTTTTGCAAGAATCCTCAAAAATGGAAGAAGCAAAAGTTGCTTTGGTAGCAATAAGAAAAAATACAAATACACCTGTTGATAGTCCTTTGATGGATTTGCGTTATATTGACATAAAGCCAAACGTAAAGCGCACAAAGAGTTATGAGTTGAATGTCAAGATAAATGCGTATGCTACTGGTGTAAGTCATGGTATTGCACCACAACACATGATTAAGGTTGTCAACATGTTTGATGATGATGAACAAGTCATTATTGATTCACAACCTTTCATTGAAAGATACCTTGTAAGTGCATTTAACGAACAAACAACAGAAGAAGCACCAAACGCTGACAGGACATTGCAAGATGAAAGTGACCAGATAAGCAATTCGCCTTTGTTGGATGGTATGAATAATGGATGAACTAAACCTTTTAATATCTAACCTTCCAAGTGAATACGAAAACAAAATAGACGTAGAGGAATATATGGAAGAATTTTATTCCACTATGCAAATAGACGAAGATCAAAAAGAAAAGAGAAAAAGAGTTGCACGTCAAGTAAGGGATGCAATTATTTTTCTCTTTTTGCTTATCCGGGTAACAGTTGAAAACGAACAGTGGAATTACAACTTTGTACTGAATCAATTTCGCAATGAGTTTAGAGATATTCTTTCAAACAATTTGGTTATTGATTATCGGATGGAAAGTTATATTCAAGAGTTTACACAAAATTATCTTGATACCACCATTGAACATTTATCAATGAGCGATGCGGCATTCTTTATGTCAGAAGATAGAGCAATAATTGGCGGTGCAAATGAAAGCAACACAATTATCGGATATGCTGAATACGAAGAAGCCATAGAAAATGGATATACACAAAAGCGATGGAAAACTGAACGTGACAACCGTGTCAGAAAAACACAGAAGGAAATGGAAGGCAAAACAATACCTATTGATGATTATTTTGTTGTTGGTGGAAGTGCTTTACTTTATCCTTGTGATCCAGAAGGTTCTGAAAAAGAAACAGCTAATTGCAGATGCGTTTTGGAATATCTTTAATAATTAGCCGAAAGGCTTTTTATAAATGACAAAGAAAAGTCGTTAAAACACGTTAGAGAAAACGTAAACCGCAAACGTCAAGAGAAATGACGGTAAACAAAGCAAAAACAGGAGGAAAAGTTATGGCAGACGTAACAGAAACAAAGCAACCCGTAAACGAAGATGTACAGGAGAAAGTCGAGAAGAAAGAGGAACAAAAACCTACTGAACAACCTAAAGAGAAAGAACCTAGTGTTCAAGATTTGATGGTTGAAATTGCAAAGTTGAAAAGAGAAAAAGACAAGGCAAGCAGTGAGGCGGCTGACTTCAAGAAGAAGTGGAAAGAATCCATGACAGAGCAAGAAAAGGTTTCTCTTGAAAAAGCAGAAGCACAAGCTAAACGTGATGAAGAGTTTGAATCTATGAAGAAAACAATTCAGATTCACGATTTAACTGAAAACTTTATGGATTTAGGCTACTCCAAAGACCTTGCAAAGAAAGCGGCTAAAGCACAAGCAGATGGCGATACAACGTCTTTACTTGAAATTCAAAAGCAATTTAACGAGTATCAGAAAAAGCAGTGGGAAAAAGACTTCTACGCTTCAAGACCCGATGTAAATGTTGGTGGTGCGTCTGGCAAGACTTACACCAAAGAGCAGTTTGATAATATGAGTCCTGTTGAACTCACAAAACTAAAAAGAGAAAATCCGACGGAATATGACCGTCTGATGGCAATGTAAATCCTCATAAGAGGTAGAAAGGAAAAAGAAATATGGCAGCTACAGATGTAACCACTATGTTAGCTAATCTTGTTGATCCCGAAGTATTAGCAGATTTTATTGACAAGAAACTTGTAAACGCAATCAGACTTTCACCTTTGGCAAGAATCGACAACACGCTTGTCGGCAGACCGGGCGATGAAATTACGCTCCCACAATATAGTTACATAGGTGATGCCCAGTTTGTTGCAGAGGGTGAAGATATTCCCATTGCAAGACTTTCGGCAACTACCACAAAAGTAAAGGTTGCTAAAATCGGTAAGGCAGTTGAGATTACTGATGAAGCAATCCTTTCTGCGGCAGGTGACATTACCGAGGAAGCAGGAAATCAGATTTTGACCGCAATGAACAGCGGAGTTGAGAATCAGCTTATGCAAGCAATGAGAAAGCAAGCAACGCTTTCTGCACAGATTCCTTCTACTGGCGATCCGGCTAATGCGGTAGCAGATGCACTTACTCAGTTTGGTGAGGATATTGACGGCAACAAGGTACTGGCTATTCCGCCCGAGTTTTATGCAAGATTGCGTAAATCTTCCTCTTGGATTCCCAATACTGAAATGGGCGCACAGGCAATCGTTCGTGGTACTATCGGTATGGTTCATGGATGCCAGGTTATCACCGCAAACCGTCTGAGAGCGCATGACGAGTATGACAAGACCACTGATACTACCATTACCGAGGGCAAGACCTATTATGCACTTGTGAACGGCGTATTTACTGCGGTTGAAACGCCTGTCGTAGCCGACCTTGGCAAGTATTATGAGAAAGTTTCTGTTGGCGCACAAGCATTTGTTGTAAAACCCAACGCACTTGCAATCTACATGAAGAGAAATACCCTTGTTGAGTTTGACCGTGACAAGCTTGCACAGTTGAACTACATCATCGGTTCTAAGCTGTTTGCTCCTTATGTATACGATACAAGCAAGCTGATTAAACTTCAGTTGCTGTAATATGTGAGGTGTCGTTATGGGAATGATGACAAGAAAAAACAAAGCATATAGGGCGGCTCAAAAGGCTGCCCTTGCTACAAAGAAGGTTGAACTTAATGTTGAACCTAAAGAAGCTTTCTACACCAAAACAGACATTAACGGAATGAAAGTTGCGGATTTGAGAGAACTTGCAACAAAACAAGGGATTGAAAATGCAGACGATATTTCCGGCAATGAACTGAAAGCGATTCTGATTGAAAAAATGGGGTTGTAATTATGACTATAGAAGAAATGAAAGCGGAGATTTTAACAGACCTTACAACTGAATTGATGGTTGATGATGCGGATTTGTTTAATCTTCCGCTTTTGACTTCTAAAGTCAATAATGCCGTTATGGAAGTAAAAGCGGCAAGAAAATACCCTAAGAGTTATACAGAAGAAATGACTGTGAGTGATTTGACAACATTTTACTCAAATATCAGAAATCTTGCATTGTATGACTATAATCAATCGGGAGCAGAAGGACAGACTTCATATTCTGGTGACGGAAACAATATCCATTATGTAGACCGTGAGAAGTATTTTTACGGTGTATTACCTATTTCGGGGGTGGTATGATGCGCACACCGAGAAGAGTACAACAGAAGATGTTTTATTCGCAAATAGACGGTACTAGACCTATCTATAAGCGTGACAAAGAAGGCAATATTATTTATGACATTATTGAAGGCGAATATGTACCAAGAGAAAGCGGAGAAACAGCAGATAACTACTTTGAACCGATACCATTTTTTAATTCTATTTCTGGTGAACTAACGGAAGATGAAATGCAAGCATTCGGTTCAGAGAAAATCGGCAACGCAAAAATGACATACCGAAAAGGTGAGTTTCCGTTCAAAACAGGAACATTGATTTGGAAGAACACTGAAGTAGCGCATAGGGACGATGATAGTGTTGATGAAGAATCAGCAGACTACATTGTCATAGGTGTGTTAGATGCAGGAAAGCATTTTTGGAAGTGTATTTTACAAGAAACGGTGAAGAATGAAACGGCTTAATATTTCTCTGACAACGCAAGGTTCACTTAATAAGTCTATCGAGTATCTTGAACAGTACAAAAAAGAATTAGTTCAAAAGTCAGAATTGTTTGTTTCTACGCTTATTGATTTAGGCATAGAAGCAGGACAACTAAACTCTGGACAATACAATGGTTACATTGTTTTCAGAAAAGAATTAAATTCTAAAAAAGATGGCTGTGATGGATTATTGATAGCTACAGACAGAGAAAAAATAATCCGTCAATGGTATCGTGGTGGTCAACTTGTGAGTGCGGAAGTATCACCATTGCTGATGGCTGAATTTGGTAGTGGTTGGCTTGCACAAGTGCTTTTTCCTTCTGTAGAAGGCAAAGTAGGGCAAGGGACATTTCCTGGGCAAATACATGCAAAAGACCCTAAAGGATGGTTTTGGGTAACACCAGATGGTGAAAAACATTACAGCAAAGGTGAATCACCAACTCATCCTATGCACGAAGCGTATGTTGCTATGTATTCACAAATTGACAAGGTAGCAAGAGAGGTATTTGGAAATGGCTAACACATGGTTCTCGGAAATTGAAAGCAAAATATTTACATATATTCAATACAAGATGACCAAAGCTGTTGATGCGCCTTATCCTAGCCTTAATTGCACCACAAAAAGCCGAACCACTAAACCGTCTGTATTTCCCACTTTGTATCTGCATAATCTAACGCCAGTAGAACAAGGACAAGACCTTGAAAATGACGAAGTAAATGCTTTGTTGGCTACAATCGAAATCCAAGTCTTTTCAAATCAATCAGAAGATGAAGCAAACAGCATAATGACAGATGCAGTTTCATTCATGAAAGATATACAATGGAACGTCACTATGTTTCCAGATCCACAAACAAGTGATAATATTTCCTTTGCGATTGCAAGGTTTAGGAAACTTGTCACTGAAAATGATATAACACAATAAACTTTTATAGTAGAAAGGAAAAAGATATGGCACAAAAAAGAGGAAAAATTGACACAAGTTATTTGAGCCGTGTTATCTACAAAATCCACCAGGAAGATGAAAACGGCGATACCGTCTTTACTGGTACTTACAAGCTGATGATGAGAGCGCAATCAATGCCTTCTCCTACAGCGCCGCCCAATCCGGTAGAAATTACAGATTTTGAGGACGATAGCCAGACCTATACACTCGGAATCAAGACTTCTGACGCAAAAGAAATCACCGGAAATCTTGACAAGGATTACTTCGACCAGTTACTTACTGATGAGGGTAAACAGGTTGATATTATGCAACTGTACGGCAGAGATGGTGTAGGCGGTCTTGCAAAATCTGCGTATGTTGGACAGTTTACGCCTACAGTCAATGACCTTGGCGGTATAGATGAAGTTATCGGAATGACTTGTACGGTTGTGCAGAATACTTCTCCTGTTTGGGTAACTGATGATTTTGTTGTAACCGATAACGGAGATGGTACTTTTACCGTAACAGAAGGCTCTGTAAATCCTGACATTGTGCTTAATAAGTCCAATTTGGCATTGACCGTAGGAAATACTTCTACTTTGACAGCAACTACTAGACCCAGTGGAGAAACAGTAACATGGAGTTCTAGTGATACAAGTGTTGCAACCGTTTCGAATGGTACAGTAACAGCTGTTGGAGCAGGTAGCACAACCATTACGGCACAAATTACCGTGGATGGAACTAACTATACAGATACTTGCGCAGTAACGGTAACAGCAGGAGTGTAAGCCTATGAAAACATACAGAGCGAAAGAGTATTTCACGGACTTGCAAGATAACAACCATGAGTACAAGGTTGGTTCTCTGTATCCGAGAAAAGGATTAGTAGTAAGTGAAAGCAGAATCAATGAATTGCTTGGCAGTAACAATAAGCAGAATCGCCCTGTTATTGAAGTTGTAGAGGAAATTCCTTTTACGGCTAAAAAATATACTGCCAAACAGTTAGAATCAATGACGATCGCACAGATTGAACAACTTGCAGAGGATTATGGTTATGAAATCACAAAAACTCTGAAAGGTGACATCATTGAGGAATTTTTGAACCAACAGTAGAACGGAGAGGGCGCACTTCGGTGCGTCCTTCCTAAAAAAGTTATTTTGAAAGGAAGTAAAATATGAGAAGAATAACGATTGACGGTAAGGAGTACACTTTTGAATTTTCGATTGAAGCTACTCTTTACAATGAATGCACTGAAAAAGTAATGGATTTGATGGTATCTGCCGGGATTGCACAGGCAGAAACGGAAAGCGATGAATTATCCACAAAAGATAAAGTCATGGTTATGGCTGATGCGTTCAAACGTAATGTATCTGATGTACCACAAAAGGCATTGACATTGTTTTATGCCGGACTTATGAAGCATCATGGAACATACGGAGATAATTCTGTAAAATCATTCAGAGATGCTATGCTGATTGCTAACACATATATGCAAGAGCATCCAGATGAAAATGATGGAAAAGGCAAAAACCTTTATGACATTATGAATGAAATGCTTGAAATTATGATGGAAGATAATTTTTTCGAGAAAATCGGCTTGGAGAAGATGATAGATCAAATGAATACCAACGCCGAGAAACAAGTAAAACAGCCACAAGACCACAAAAAGAAAACAACAAAACCTGGAAACAACTGATATATGAAGATATAATTCCGTATTATCTAGCTATTGGTGTATCGTTGAATGAGATATATCATTCTACACTGAATCAATTAAAGTTGTATGATGATGCTTATGAGTTAAAACAAAAGATTTTAGACGAACAAATGTACATTATGAGTTGTTACACTTATAAGGCATTGGAAACGGCATTACACAACTTTGGATTGATATTTGACACAAAGCACAAAGGAAAGCCGATGGATTTCTTAGATAAGCCATTTTTACATAAAGAGCCTGTCAAGAAAGCGTTGGAAGATATGACGGACGAGGAATTAGATGCGGAAATACAAAAGGCAATCATGGTAGAACAGGAATACATGAATAAATCTAAATTGCCTAGAACAAGGATTTCAAGGCGGTAAGGTGTAAAAGCTTTACCGCCTTTTTTGCGAGGTAGAAATATTATGGCTACTGAATTAGATGCTTTACAACTCAATTTTACCGCAGATGTTTCAACAAAAGCAATTCCATCTATAGACAGATTGATAAAATCTCTTCAAACGCTTGGCGATAGAATGGGTATGTTTAATAAAACTTCCGATTATGCGACAAATATCGGAAATATGGCAAAATCCATTGATACGCTTAGTTCTTCTATTAACAATGTTGATTCTGGAAAATTCAAACAGTTATCATCATCTATAAGGTCTTTTGTTAAAGCAAGCGAAAGTCTGTCTAATTTCAAGGGATTTAATGCTGTTCAGAATGGCGCAGATGGCGTTTCTACGGCTGTAAAAAAGGTGGCTGATGAATTTGCTAAGGAGTGGGGAATAAACGGTAAAAAAGCCACAGAACAACTCACAGAAGCTATTACAAGAATGTATAACAGTTTTGATGATACTTCTGCTCTTAACACTGCATTTGGTGATGTACAAAAACTTGTAAAACAATTTGCTGATTTGAGTAGTCAAATAGGAGAAACCAATTCACAATGGCAAGAGGTGCGAAAATGGATTTCATCTTCTAATATTGCATTGCCGGATATGACTGGTGAATGGGGAGATGATTACAAGCGTAAACGTGGCATTCTTGGAATTAGCAACACCACAACTAGCACTTCAAGACAAGGCGATTTTGCAGAACAAGTTGCACAAATGAATAGTGCTTTAGGTACTACTTTTGATGTGACTAAATCAGAACAAGATTTGTTAAACGATGTAGTGGACTATATTGAACGTGGCAGAGATAAAGCGTCTGAATTGGCAAGGTCGTTTTTTGAATCCAAAACAAATGCCGATATGCTAAAAGATAGCATATACTCTTTGATGGATAACCTTGGACATGTTGAGAAAAATGCAGAAAGCCTTAATGCTAATTTTTCAAATATTCAATCAAGTCCATTGGAAAATATCACAAGTGGATTGGAAAGCATTAGTGGTATAACATTGCCTGACTTCTCTGGTATGACCGCTTTAGCAAGTGCAATTACTAGAATAGGTGGCGATAACGGCACAAGAGCAAGTCAAAATCTTATTCCTATTGCAGAAGGCATAAAAGCATTCACTGGAATAAATATCCCTCAATTAGAGGGAATAGAAACTTTTGCAAATGGATTAAGAAGTTTAGGTTCTAAAAATGTAGGCGTGGCGGCAGAAGCACTCCCTAGACTTGCGCAAGGATTGAGAGAATTTTCTACAGTACAGATACCTACTGGACTTGATGGACTTACTCAATTAGGTCAAAGTTTGTCTGTTTTCGGGCGCAAAACAGCACAGCAAGCAGTTGAAACAATACCTCGATTAACCACAGCTTTTCGTGGTCTTATAAACGAATTGGCAAGTGCGCCTAGTATAAGTACAAATTTGGTGCAATTAACAGATGCTTTAGCAAGATTTGTAAGTAATGTAAACCGTGTAGGCACAAGTAGCAACAAAGCAAGCAAAGGTCTTAATCTATTTGGGAATACCGCAAGCAGTGTAAGCAAAAAGACTTTCAGTTTAGCGGCGGCAATTGGAAAGATTTACGCTACTTACTTTTTGCTATTTAGAGCATTTGGAAAAATCCGTGATGCTATTGATATATCGTCTAGTTTGAAAGAAGTGGAAAACGTAGTCAATACTACTTTTGGTAGCATGACAGATGATGTAAACGAATTTGCTCAAACTTCAATAAAAAGTTTTGGAATGAGCGAATTGTCTGCTAAACAGTATGCTTCACGTTTTCAAGCTATGGGAGTTGCAATGGCTATTCCGGCACAATCCATAGCAAAAGCACAACAACAATTAAATGCAATCAATCCAGTTTTGAATGCAAGAGGTTACAGTGATACGGCTGATAGCATAGCTGATATGTCAATCAATATCACAAAACTAACGGCTGATATGGCTTCATTCTATAATGTAGCACAAGAAGATGTTGCAAAAGACCTTGAAAGTATCTTTACTGGTCAAACACGTCCTCTTCGTACTTACGGTCTTGATTTGTCAAACGCAACCTTGCAAGAATGGGCTATGAAAAACGGCATAGATGCTAATATCAAGTCTATGACGCAAGCTGAAAAGACTTTACTTCGCTATCAGTATGTAATGGCTAATACAAGTGCAGTACAAGGAGATTTTGCAAAGACTTCGCTTACATGGGCTAACCAAGTTCGTATCTTAGGACAGAACTTCCAACGTTTGGGTGCTGTCATTGGTAGTGGCTTTATAGCTTGGCTTAGACCTATGATTGTTCAAGTCAATGCGGCTATGGATTCTATCATTGCGGCGGTTCAAAAAACTGTAAACGCACTAGGTAAAATCTTTGGTTGGCAGATGATAGTTGATACAACAGGAAACCAACTTATTGACGATACCGAGGGAGTTGCTGATGCATGGGATGATGCAACAGGAGCGGCTAAAAAGTACGCAAAACAGCTTTTAGGCATTGATGAACTGAATAATCTTACCACACAAGATAAAGGCGGTAGTGGTGCAGATAGTGGCATTGGCGGTGGCTTAAGTGGCGGAAATATAATTGATCCCGGAGGAATAAGCTTTAAAAAATTTGATAGCGATATTGTTAGCCTTTTTCAATTAGGCACAAAAATATCTAACGCATTACGTGATGCGCTTGCAGGAATTGATTGGAATTCTGTATACCAAAAAGCAAAAAATTTTGGTACTGGTTTAGCAAGTTTTTTGAACGGTCTTATAAAACCAGATACTTTCTTCCAAATAGGAAAGACAATAGCAGGGGTTTTAAATACTGTTATTGAGTCTGCTTTAGCATTTGGGAAAGAAGGTAGATGGGAACAGTGGGGATTGTCTATTGCATCCGGTATAAATGGTTTTTTTGAAAATTTCAAGTGGGAAGATTTTGCTCAGACAATAAACACATGGGCACAAGGTTTATGGACTATGATTAAGACTGCTATCACAGGTGATGAAAACGGTGAAGGCGGTATTGATTGGAAAAATGTTTTTAGCGGTTTATACGATTTTGTATCTAACTTGGATATTGAAACAGTAGGTTTGATTATCGGTGCTATCACAATCAAAAAAGTTGGAAAATGGGTTTTTGGCGGTGGACTTACTTCTGCTTTGGGAACTGCATTATCAACTGCGATAAAAAATTCCCCTACTTTTGCAAAAACTGTATTTGGTGGAATATCTACTGCATTGTCAAGTATGGGTGGTGTAGGTGGATTATTAACAGAAGATTTAGGACTAATTTTTGGAGCAGGAACTGCGGCAGAAATAGGTCTGACAATCGGAACTGCCGTTATTGGTGGCATATTAGCCGCTTGGGGTGGTTGGAATTTAGGGCAGATACTTTACGAAAAAATATCTGGTGAAACTATTGATATGTCTTTTGGAGAACAAATGTCAGAGATATTTAGTAGTTTTACAGATGGTACTGCTTTAGATGCACTTAAACTTTGGGGAGAAGATATTGTAGGAGCATTTTCTGAAATTGGAAACGCAATTAAAAAACCGTTTGATGGTATAGGTTCATGGTTAGACACAAATGTCTTTAGCCCTATATCTATGATGGCGAGTGATCTCTGGACTGGAATATCAACATTATGGGGCACTGTGTCAGGGTGGGTGAATGACCATATCATAAAACCTATAGTTAATTTTTCAATAGGACTTTCAACGAGAGTAAGTCAGATTTTTCAAGGACTTTGGATAATTATTAAAGGTGTATGGATAACGGTTAGTGGCTGGTTCAATACGAATGTAATTACGCCTGTGATAAATTTCTTTGGAAATTTAAAAGCAGATATTGAAAACAAAATGTCTACTGCTTGGTTGGCGATTAGGGCTTTGTGGGGAATTGTTTCCGGCTGGTTTAAATCAACCGTAATACAACCAATAATAACCAATTTTACTAACTTTAAGAATTCAGTTGTAAGTGTGTTTACAACTGCGTGGAATCTTATAAAAGCTGTATGGATTGGTGTCGGAAATTGGTTTAAAACATATGTAATTTCTCCTATTTCCTTCGCATTTACTGGTTTATGGACGGCAATAAAAGTAGGTATGGAAGCTTCTTTTAACGCTGTTATAGGTGGAATAGAAAGCGGAATTAACTTTATTGTAGAAGGTATCAATAAAATCATAAGAGGATTTAATAAAGTTGTTTCGTGGGCGGCAAAGGTAGCAGAAATTGATTGGGGTGGTGTTGACGAGATACCTAGTGTTTCTATAGATAGAATATCTATGTATGAGTATGGAGGTTTTCCCACACAAGGTTCTTTGTTTGTTGCCGGAGAAACTTACGGACAGTCTGAATGGGTAGGAAATGTAAACGGTAGAACAGGTGTTGTAAGTGGCTACGAAATAACAGATATTTCAAAGACAATCAGAGAAACTTCCGAACAGGAATTGATGATGCTAAGACAGCAGAATCAATTACTAAGCGGTATTCTTGCAAAGGAATTTGGTATTACAAAAAATGACATAGGAAAAGCGGCTAGAGAATACGGAATAGAATATTTTAACCGCACAGGAAATCAAGCCTATGTAAACTAAAACTAGACTCCACAGGGATATAAAAATCCTTGTGGAGTTTTTCTGTATATGGTAAAATGAGGGTAAAGATATGGCATATAACGGTTTTTTGATTAAAGTAGGAAATTACACAATACCTTACAAGTACATAAAATTTAACACTTTCCAATCGTTTATGAGTGTTACTGACTTAGATAGTTATCGTGATGCTAACGGAATTTTGCATAGAAACGCATTGTCACATAGACCTTGCAAGTGTGAATTTGAAACGCCAGCAATGATGACAACAGACGAATTTGCAATACTCATGGGGAATATAAGGAATAATTACACAGTACCCGAAGAGAGAAAAGCGATTTGCACTGTATTTATTGCAGAAATAGACGATTATGTGACACAAGAAATGTATATGCCAGACCCACAGCCTACATTTTATAGTGCGAGCACAGGAAAACTTCAAATGAACTCTTGCAGATTAGCATTTATAGGATATTGATATGGCAGATTATAGCGAATTATTTTTACAAGATAGCATAGATAAGCAAATGACAATCACTTCCGATAATGGTGTAGTGATTACGAATACAGAGTTACATGGAGACGAATTTGAACTTCATGAATCATTGTGTTCTGAAAAACAACTTAAATTCGGTAGTTGTGAATCATCATCTATTAAGTTTAAAATCTCCTATGTTCGCACATCTTTGAAAGATCATTGGCTTACTGTAAAAGTGAAAATCGGAGACAATGAGCCTTATCAATATGGTGTATACAAAGTTTCTTCAGATGTTCCCACAGCAGACAGGGAATTTAGGGAAGTAGAGGCTTACGATGCGTTACATGACATCATTATGTCTGATGTTGCGGATTGGTATAATACGATACTCCCAAACGAAAACAGCACAGTAACGCTTAAACAATTCAGAGACAGTTTTTTCAATCACTTTGGAATCACGCAAGAAACAATCAACTTGCCACAAGACAATATGACGGTAGAAAAGACGATTGACCCGTCTGAAATCAGTGGTAAAGATGTTTTAACAGCTATTTGCGAGATAAACGGTTGTTTTGGACATATTGGCAGAGACGGAAAATTCCAATATGTATTTATCGGAGACTATACAGAGGGTTTATATCCAAGAAATGACTTATATCCGGCAAATGACTTGTACCCAGTAGATGCAACTGGAAGCACAAAAATTGAAAGGCAACACTATATTTCAGCGGAATATGAAGATTATACTGTTAAACGAATAAACAAGTTGCAAGTAAGGCAAAGTGAAAACGATATAGGCGCAATTATAGGAACAGGTGATAATTGTTATATTGTTGAAGACAACTTTTTGGTATATGGAAAGAGTGCAAACGAATTAAGTGTGATTGCGCAGACTCTATATGTTGAATTGATAAAAGTACATTACCGCCCTGTTAAAATGCGCATGAAAGGAAACCCTACATTTTTTGTCGGTGATTCAATTAGGCTCAACACAAAATATGAGATAATTTATACATATATCTTAGAACGCACTTTAAATGGCATACAAGCATTATATGACGAAATAGATTCGCAAGGCAAAGAATACTATAACCAGAATTTGAACTCTGCAAATAAGTCCATTGTGCAACTCAGAGGAAAAACAAATGAACTTACAAGGACGGTAGAAGAAACTAATTCACGCATTACGGATGTACAAGATGGGTTGCAATCGCAAATAACGCAAAATGCTGGATTAATCGGCGCCGAAGTTACAAGAGCAACGGGTGCGGAAAACAATTTATCCAGCCGAATTACACAAACAGCGGATTCACTTACAAGCGAAGTTACAAGAGCAACGGGTGCGGAAAACAATTTATCCAGCCGAATTACCCAAACCGCAGAAGCCATATCAAGCGAAGTTACAAGAGCAGGTAATGCAGAGGATGCTTTATCCTCACGTATTACGCAAACAGCGGATTCACTTACAAGCGAAGTTACAAGGGCTACAACAGCAGAGGGAGCTGCCGCAATGGTAAGCAGAATCAATCAGACTGCGGAACAAATTTCTATTGATGCGGACAAACTAAACCTATCTTCAAATGGCTGGAATATCTTAGCGAATGGAAGCTTTCAGTTGGGCGGGGTTGGCACCGATGCAGCGTTGAGCTATTCGGTTGGAGATGATTATGTAACATTGAGGAACGATTTGTCTTTAAAGTTGCATGGTATCCCACTTGGAGGAGTCAGATACTTTTTTACACCGCTTGGTGGAAACTACAAGTATGATGTAAGCAGTGACTCATTGGTGAGTTTGTCAATTGGGAGTCATACACCAAGTTTTGGAGGAACACCGGATACTTCTGCTACACCGCCATGGAAATTGAATGTGACTCAGTACCCATATTATACAATAGTATCTGGATTTTTTATCATAAGCAGTAATTTCAGCGCAAACTATTTATTCAACTACATGTTACCTCCTGTGCTATACACCAATAAATTGATACCTGGCACAAATTATTATGCAGGCAATCAAGATATTATATTTGAACTGCTTAAATACAATACGTCTACTGGGCAATATAGCGTTGCAGGAATTGCTCATTTATCAAATCCGTCAACGCAAACAATAGACGGTGTGAGGCGTGTTAAATATAGTCCAACTAATATTATAACTGACAGAACATTATCATCTGGAACGTACAGATTTTCGTTGGTTTATGATTCTTCACCAATACCATTCGATGAGTTGTTGGAAGCTGGAGATATCTACCAATAATGGAGGAATAAAATGGATAAAAAAATAATTCTTGTGTTAAACGATGGAACAGAATATGAATTGCTGACAGAGGTGAGAGCGGATGGTGAGTTTAAACTGTATGTATCTTCTTACACAGATTGCATTGAGAAACTTGGAATGCTCACAAGGCAGAATCTAAGCGGATACAAAGTGACTGTAAACGACAATGAAATCTACGAAAACACGCAGGATTTAGATGTTGAATATGCAAGGTTTCCGCAGCTGTATGAGAAAGTGGAAGAAACTGACGTGATAGTCATGTTCATAAAATTAAGAAAGGCAATAGGTTGAGAGAATGAATAAAGCATATCAAAGGATTGTATGGGAAAATTACCCTAGTGATAATACACCAATAAATGAATCTAACCTGAATCGGATGGATGCTTCTATTGACATTATTGATGATAGAGTTGTCGGCTTTGACACCACAAAAGCTAATCAATCTGATTTATTACAAAGCCTTAGAAGCATTGCGTACAATGACCAGACAGGCGTTTTTACATTCACTTTCTGGAATGGAACTACATACACGGCTGACCTTAATATCGAAAAAATTCCTGTCACTTTTTCTATGTCTGCACAAGGAATTTTGACAATGACAACGGCAGATGGCACGGAGTTTACAGCAGACATTGCAAGTCTTATTAAGTTGTACACATTTAATGCGTCCACAGATATAAGTTTTAACACTGTCACAGATGCAAGCGGAAACAAGACAATCACGGCATTTATTGTAAATGGTAGCGTGACGGAAGAAAAGTTGCAACCTAATTTTCTTGCAGATTGCAGAGCGGAAGTATCTGTGGCAGAGACAGAAGCACAAAACGCAGAAGCTTGGGCGAGAGGGACAAAAGATGGTACTGATGTAACAAGTACAGACCCACAATATCACAATAACGCAAAGTATTACTCTGAACAGTCGAGAAATAGTGCAACTAACGCAGGAAATAGCGAATTATCCGCTGCCAATAATGCACAGTTGGCACAGATGGCAGCTACAAATGCAGGTAATGCACAGACGGCAGCAGAGACAGCTCAATCGGCTGCAGAGAACGCACAGGATGCAGCAGAATCAGCAGAAGCAAATGCTTCAAATAGTGAGTTGTCTGCTGAAAGTAGTGCAGAGGATTCAGAAGCTTATGCGGTTGGGAAAAGGGACGGTATTGATGTAACAAGTGGTGATGTTGCTTATCAGAATAACTCTAAATACTATGCACAACAAGCTTCTGCAAGTGCTTCAAGTGCTTCATCTAGTGCATCATCTGCTAGTGCAAATGCAACCGCTGCAAGTAATTATGCTGACCAATCGAAAAGCTACGCAGTTGGTACAAACGGTGTAGTCAGGGTTGGTGATGCTACAGATAACGCAAAGTATTATTACGAACAGGCAAGGGACATCTCACAGACGCTTGCTGGCACATTAAGACCAAAGGGGACAGTTACATTCTCTAATCTCCCGTCTCTATCAAGTGCTGACGAGGGTGATATGTACAATGTTTCAGATGCTTTTATCACCACTGCTGATTTTAAAGAGGGGGCTGGTGTATCTGTAGCGGCAGGCTCAAATGTCTACAAAACAGCAGATAATTTCTGGGATATACTAGCTGGAAGTCCTGTTACTGGTGTAAAAGGTGATGCAGAAAGTAATTATAGACAAGGGAATGTCAATATAACACCTGCTAATCTAGGCATAGACCTTGCTGAGTATCTAAGACTTGATGGGGAGAATTCTCTACCAGAAGTTAATGATGTAGATACATTTAAGAATGGAATTGGTATTGTAACAGGCAATACTAGTCATAATCCTCATCCACAAGGGCTGTCTGGAATTTTGATATCATTTGCAGATCCACTAAATGCTAATAGTATGCAGTTATTTACAGATACAAATACGGTTTTGAAAAGAGTAACAGTTTTTGTTTCAGGATCTGGGTATGTATGGACTGGCTGGGGTTCTAGTTTTGGCACTTATCTTAAACCCAATTTCACTGAAGCTTCCACCAGAAGTAATATAGCAAGCGGTGAGACAATTTCGACTTTGTTTGGAAAAATAAAGAAGTGGTTCAGCGATTTGAAAACTGTTGCATTTTCTGGTAGTTATAATGATTTGAATGATAAGCTTACTACGGCTGATGAAGAAGACGCAGGGTTAGTTCCACATATCAATACAGAACCATCAATTCAATTACGACAGTTTTTGCGCGGGGATAATACATGGCAAGAGTTATCTGGATCAGTAAAAGACTTAGCTAGACAAGCAACTGTTAATAATCCTGATGACTTTCATCCAAACTATTTGGAATATGCCATATGTGATTCGGAGTATTCGCCATGTAATGATGACGGTGTGATTCTTTGGATTCCTTATGACAGCACATATGGACAGCAAATAATGCTAAATGACGATGGTGTTCAGGTTTATCATAGATGGATGGATGATGGTAAGTGGGGCGAATGGCTGAGATTTTATGACGATGCTTACCATCCACTCTCAGGTACGAGACCGAGTAGTGTAACTCCAAAAAATAGTGGAAAATCGACTTTATTGCAATACATACTAGAAGTAGTATATCCAAAAAATTGTAGCACATATTCTTTTCCAGCAAGTGGATTCTCCGATTTGCCAACGAATGACTGGGGATATAACGTAATAGTGAATACAGATGGTGGTGCTATGAATGTAGTTGCATATAAACAGTTATCTTCTTCTGAGTATTATGTGCGAGCAATCTCTTCCAGTGGGCAGTGGTTGAAACAATCATGGGATAGTTTGGCGTTAAATAGCAATTTAAACGCAAATTATATGATTCAATCTGGTTTAGCTATTTTTGACTATAATAGTACCTCAAACATGTACAGAGCACCGTCTGACGGATATGTATTTGCAAATAGCTGGGGCAGCCAGACATGTTCTGTTAATTTGTGTGATTCGTCTGGGGTAATTTATATAACCAAAAGTATGAATACGGCACCATTTGTAGATGCACTTTTTGTGAAAAAAGGTACTTACATTTATGTAACATATACAAGCACGAACAGCCTACAAATATTCTTCAGACCAGTGGTTCCGGAATAACTAATTAAATTATTCCAGACTCCATATCCATAACATACCATTATTGTTTAAATTGCTATTTAGCGCACTAATCAAAATAGAAAGGGGTAAAACATGAAAGTAATTGATGTATCAAAACACAATGGTAACATACAGTGGTCAAAGGTAAAGCCTAATGTGGATGGTGTAATAATCCGAATAGGTTACAGAGGATATTCAAAGACTGGGCGGATTGCAGAAGATTC